CAATCAGATCCTGTGCAAACGTGGTCTTCTAATTTAAGTTTACATGCAACTTCTTCTTTACCATTTTTTGATTTAGAAAATAATAGTTTGGGTAGAAATAGATCTGAAATACCAAGCACTGTGCTTAATCCTGAAGGCGTTTTTACGACTCCTTGAATAATTTAAAGAAGTATGCCTAACTTCAAAACCGCTACAAAAGACGATGCGCAAAAAACAGGAATGTTATATGTGCGTGATTCTGCACAGGTAGTTAAAAAAATAGCTGCTGTTGCTGATTTTCAAGTTGGTTTGTCAAATTTACAAAAAAAGTTAGTGGTAACTGGCGAAGCAACTTTTCAGTCTGCGCTAAACGTAATAGGCGATTTAACTGCAACAACGATTTATATATCTGAATTATTAGTTAGTAACGGTGATCAATTTTTAGTTGCGGGTACAGGGATTGATTTATCGACAGCTGCGAATGGACAAATTACTATATCAACGACCGGCGGTGGTGGCGGGACGCCTGGCGGTTCTGATACCTATGTTCAATTTAATGATGGCGGGTCTACTTTTGGTGGCGATGCAGGACTTACATACAACAAAACTACAGATACGTTGACTGTAGCCGGCGACGTCGCAGTTAATGGTGGAGACCTAACGACGACCCAAACTACTTTTAATTTAATAAACACGACGGCTACAACGCTTAATGTTGGTGGAGCAGCGACAGCAATAAATTTGGGATCATCCACTGTTTCGGCAATCGTGGGCAAATCAGAATTAGGTTCATGGCCTGCAAATCCTACATACGCATATTATGGACACGAAACATTAGATCATTCTAATGTTGGAAATTATGCGCTGCTTCAATACAGCAATGGTGACACGTATTTAAACTCGCCAGACGCGCAATATATCCGTATAAGAAACGATAATAACACGCTGGCATATTTTTCTTCCGACAGCGGTACAACCACTAGCACGATAAGCATAACGGGAATAACTGGTTATGATACCGTTGCAACATTCGGAAGCACCGCCGGTGCATCCTCCGCAACGATCAATGCCGGAACTGGAGATATAAACATAGGAACCTCTAATTCTGCGAGGAGTACAAATATTGCTACTGGCGCTGCAGCGCAGGTATTGACTTTAGGTTCTACAACTGGCGCTTCCTCAACAACTATTCGGGCAGGTACTGCTGGCATTACGATGACGGGTAATGCAGCGCTTAGTGGTGACTTAGCTGTTAATGGCGGAGATATTACAACTACAAGTACGGGTACCGCCACTGTGTTTAATGCTAATGCAACGACTGTAAATATTGCTGGTGGTGCTACTACAGGTACAACAGTTGGTAATGCTACGGGTGGCGTCACTCTCAATGGAAATGCTACGGTTACAGGTGACTTAGCTGTTAACGGAGCTACCAGCGCTGATATAACGACTACGACCGCTACTGCTACTTTATTTAACACTATTGCCAGTACGATAACTGCGGGTGGCGCTGCAACCACAATTAATTTAGGTGTAAATGCATCAGGCTCGCCGACGACGCTAAATTTAGGCGCTACTTCAGCTAGCAGTGTGGTAAACGTTAATAGAGATTTGTCTGTAAAGGGGAATACGACCCTTGGCGATGCTGTGACAGATACAACTACAGTAGCGGGCGATCTCGCAGTCAACGGTGGTGATCTGACTACGACCCAAACTACCTTTAATTTAGTCAACGCGACGGCTACGACGCTCAACATCGGTGGAGCCGCTACGACAATCAATATGGGTGCCGCGACTGTTTCTGCTATAATAGGAGACACAGAGACGGGAACTTGGTCGACCAACTCAGATTACGCTGTTTTCAAGCACAAAGATCTCACTGATAGCACACAATATGCTCTTTTGCAGCAAAATAATGGAAACACGTATATCAATTCAGCCACGACGAGTACTTCGATAATTTTAGAGAATGCGGGAGATACGATCGGAACTCTAGATGATAACACCATATCTTTGACGGGTAAAAGTGCTACCGCTACAACAGCAACTATTGGTCAAACTACTGGGGCTTCTCAAACCAATATAAACGCAGGAACAAGTGGAATTAATTTAAACGCCGGTGGCGCGGCGAGCAGCGCCGCATTTACAACATTTCAGTTTAATGGTAGTGATTTAGCTTCTGTTGGCTATAATTCGACTTTCAATTTTTCAGCATGTAGCTTTACGGGACTGTCATCGTCACCATTGTTTGCTACGCTAGGAAGCATGTATGGACTTTCTTCAACGACGATTGACATAGGAACAGGAGAGTTAAAATTAGCAAGCGGTTCTTTTGCTGGATCAAGAAAAATTAGTATTGGTATTGGCGGAGATGGAACAGGTAATTCTGGTATACAGTCTATCTTTATTGGAAAATATAACATTACGGGAGGAATAAACTCTTATCTTCGTGGTGACAACGTCACCATAGGAGACGATGGCGGGGCAGTTACCATTGGAAGATCAGCAGCAAGTGTAACTTTTTCAGGTGGTATAGCCGTAAATGGTGGAGATATTACCACAACTAGCACAGGTACGGCGACTGTCTTTAATACAAATGCTGTAACTGTTAACATTGGCGGCGGGGCTACGTCAGGAATGACAGTGGGCAACGCGACGGGTGGCGTGACAATACCTGGTGATCTTGCTGTAAATGGCGGTGATCTGACGACTACGTCTTCTACGTTTAATTTATTGAACAATGCATCAACATTGAATATAGGTACTACCGGTATCGCAAGGACAATATCGATTGGTACAGGAACGACTGGCACGCAGACGATCGATATTGGAACCTTCAGTAGTAACGTGGCAGATATAAGAATCGGTAATTATAGCGGTAATGTTACTCCGTCAAATTGTGACATATATGGGGATACTATTAATATTGGAGCTGCTAGCGCTAGCGCAGGTGGTACCATAAACATAGGTACCTCTAGCAATACGCAAACGATTAACATCGGCCCCAGCGCGGCGTCTAAAACGATAACGATTGGATCAACCATTTCGTCCTCACCCGTCACGATTCAAAGTGGTACTGGAACTGTTACGATAACGTCTACGACGACTACAGAACCAGATGCTACAATCGGTACGATGCAAATCGGAACATGGCCGGCAAACACTGACTACGCTGTTGTGGGACATAGTTCTCTAGACCATACAGACGCCACAAATTATGCTCTTCTTCAAAGAAGTAATGGTGAGACTTTTTTGAATTGCGCGACATCGCAAGAACTATATTTACGATATGCTAACACGACTAGGATGCAAATAAATTCGACTGGGATGGGATTCTTTGGAGTAACTCCTGTCGCTCGACAAACAGGCGGAGCAGCAACAGCAGATCTAACTTATAGTTCGAATGAAAGAGACATGATCAACGCGATGTACACAGCTTTACGAAACTATGGATTGCTTACTTAATTGCCGTGACAAATCTACGAGGTAACTTCTATCAAATCGGCGTAAAGCTAAATGCAATAATTGACGCTTTACAGGCTTATGGTTTGATGTGATTAGGTTGGGCTTCTTCGATTTGGCGCCGCCCGTTACTAAACAATCGGCGGGAGCTGGACGTGACACGCTAGCGAATCTTTATATTATTTTGCGCGTGCATATAGATTAATCGCACGATGAAGATTGAGATCAATGAAGATCTTCTGCTTTTATTTTTTCGTTATCTTGTTCTTCTATCAACCCTCTAGAGACGAATAGTTCTTCAATATTAAATTTGTGTTTTGACTTGGATGAAAGTTTAGAACGTTTTGTGTCATCGTCTTCACCATTTTTAAATGAAATAATTTGTTCGATCGTCCATCCGCTATGAACGCCTAAAATTTTATTTTTATCTAAAGCTCTAATTTTCATAGTTTTGGCTAGTCTAACTTGGTCTATTCGAAGAACGTAATCACCTTCGTTATAAAATTCGCAACCTAACCACTCGACCTCCATCGTCTCGCCGGGCCTTAATAGAATCATAGAGCCAAGTGAAGGATCTAGTCTTGGTAGCGCTTGAAGTTCTGGATCATTGAGCCAAACGTATAACGCTTCGGGACTGTTAAAGATTGGAAATTTTTTTCCGACTGATCCTTTTTTTGTTGTGATTCTTACTTTTTTCATTAGATTGATTTTAAACTACCTATAATTTCTGAAATTTGATCCTCTTCATCGGGTCCAAAAGCTGCGCATAACAATTGTGGATGTTCATCGGGTTTTATATTAGAAGATTTATCAAAAATAGAATAAACGTTGACACCATTAAGTTCAGCCTTTAACACTAAGTTACTTAAGGCATCTTGTGAATCAACACCGATGACTTCCTTCGCAAATGAATCCTTAAGCCAATGTATTTCCTGCTGCGATAATTTGACTCGCAATTCATCGTTTCTGTCGGATTCATTGTTATCTAAAATAAATTGCATCGCCGCGTGGGCTACCAAGGATGCTAATTTTCCTCGTCTTAGCTTAAGATCTTTTCTAATAACGATGACTTGTTTTATGTTTTTCACTTAGTCTATGATTCCTAAGACTTTTTTAATCTACTTTTGCGAACTGTATATCTGCGTCTTTTGCTATTTCTATTTGCAATTCGCTTCTAATTTCCATTAAAACTTTACCCAACCAGTTTTCTCCGGTACCCTTACAGACTCCCCAAAATTTATCATTCCACTTATTTCCCAAAATTAATTGTGCGTCTCCTGTTGCAATTAGTTTGTGCGTAAGAAAAGGATTAGAAAATTTTTCTTTAATTAATTTACGCATAACGTCTATTTTTATTTGTTCCCAGTCTTCGCGCTTTAAAATTCCTTGACCCAGCTTTTTGGCTTCTAGCGGTCCATTGGCTTTTCTAATAAATTCCCTGATTTTAGGATCTAGAGTTTTAGCAGCCTGATAGGCGTGTTCGACAGTCGGATATAGTCTGCCTTCGAAGCTAATGGTGGAAGGATAGAAATTGGATAAAAACTCATACCCACTTTCTCGTGTAAATCTATCGATGATTGTCATAAATTGATTTTATCAAGTTTTTTGATTAGTTCGAAGTATAATTAATGCAGGTTTGATCGCGATGAAATTCATCGATCGATTTTATGTAGGACAATGTGTCGTAACGGATTTCACAGGTCCACCGCGACCAATGTACGCTATTGAAAACGATAGATTCAGAATGATGGAGGAAAACGTCATTCGAAAAAATTTTGTCAGTATCGTTATAGACTCTATCGTAGAAAACAATAATCTACAGTGGATAAAACTATTAACGGTACATGGATCTACGGGATATATACCGTCGATCTGGGTTAAACCTGTTTAACAAAGAGCTAATTATGGGAAAGACCAGAAAAGAATTTTTGGTACAAGAAATTAAAGATATAACGAGGCTCATAGAAGAATCAAGAAAAAATAAAAATAAAGACGTCGATAGTTACCGCAAACAATTAATTAAATTAATTCTAGAGTTAGATGCTCTGGGCAGGGACACTAAAGACGCCGAAGATAGTGAATAAAAAAAATAAAAAAAAATTGAAGCCCGGCGACCTAGTGGTTCTTGGAACCGTAGGTAAAACGAACTCTATGGTCGTTTGGGCGACCTGGAATGATTATGATTATTCGGCCGAAAAATTTTGGCCTGCGATCGTTGGTGAATTTCGTCGTGGAGATGTAGCTCTTGTACTAGAAATACACCAACCCGAAGTTGGACCCTTAGGCGCCAAAATATGTACTCAACAGAATATTGTTGGCTGGATTAACCATAGATGCTTAATTAAGCTCGGTGGTCCTGCAGAGACTTGAACTCTAATTTCGATATATTAATCGCGTCTTTACTTAGACGACAGGACCAATTGTGCATCCCAAATGTGATGCACTTTATTGCTCACTTCTTCTGCGCAGGAACAGCACTAGCAGCTGGAGCTGCTGACGCGCTTGCTGAAGGAGCTGCTGGTGCCTCTACTGCAGCGGATGCTGAAGCTGTTGTAGAAGGAACAGCCTCTGCGGATACTGAAGCAGAGGCAGAGGCTGCTGCGTTGGACTTGTCTTCAGACTTGCAACCAATTAGAGCTGCAGCGCAGCAAAACATAACAAACATATTTTTCATTGTTTTTTCTCCTATTGCCTTAATGGCGAGAGTAATTATAACATAAAAAGTGAGATGTATTCAAAAGTGTTTATCGCTTTTCGCAAAAGACTTTTATAGGATTAAATATCAATCTAATAATTAAGGAAAAGAAGATGACAACTCGATTTAATGCCGTAGACCAAGTCAACTTTAACGTACCTGGCGTCAAATCGGGATATGATGGTAACATTAGATCTGATTTGGTGATTCCACCTTGCGGATTAGAAGACGTTGATGTAGCTTTATTTACATTATTCGACAAAGAAATAGCGCCCAGCGCTGGAGGTAAAGACACACAGGAACTAAAACGGGTTCCTATAGTTTTCGCAGCGGGTGAAAAATGGGCGATGTTAAAACGAGGTCGTCCACTGAGGGATAGAAACAATACTTTGATCTTACCTCTTATAACGATTATGCGAACCAGCGTATCTCAAGCTCCTGATGATATTACAAGTAGAGGTATCAATCAACAGACGGGTGAAATCGTCGTAAGACGTAGGTTAGATAAATCTGACAGAGATTATCAAAATTTAATAAATCGCCAGTTGATATTAAATCAAGCAAATGTTGCTGTAACGAGTGGTTCGCAATATTCTTTAAGTAATGAATTTATTACAGGAAGAAAAACTGGTGATTTAAGCGATGACTTCGACAATGTTCGCGGTGCGCTGTTATTAACGAATAGAAAAAACAATATTTTCGAAACGATCGTCGTACCATCGCCCCAGTTTTATACAGCAACATATAGCGTAACCATTTGGACACATTTTACCCAGCACATGAATCAAATTTTGGAAAAAATAATGTCGTCCTATCTTCCACAAACAAACTCGTGGAAGTTAACAACAACAAAGGGTTATTGGTTCGTAGCAAAATTAGATAACGGCGCGTATAATGTCGAAACCAACTTTGAAGACATGTCGACATCTGAAAGATTTATAAAATGTACGTTCGACGTTAAGGTACCCGCATACGTTTGGGCTTCTACAGCACCAGGTGTACCTATTCCAGTAAAACGATATGTTTCGTCGCCCGTTATTAACTTTGAAGTTGAAAATAGATCAGTTAAAGACGCCACGGGACCAGAAGAGTTTCCAAATAGCTACTTGTTAGGAAATGACGATCCGACTTTACCGCTTGATGAGCAAACGAATGCAAGAAATGATCAACGTAGACCTGGTTGGCGCCAACAAGTAGTTCAACCATCGAACGCACAAGAAAACGATGGTGGTAATGATCCTGCGTTGACATCGTACCCAAGAGGGGTGTTTCCAAATCAATATCAAAAAATCCAGATAGGAAATGGAAATGAATTTAAATATGTAAAGATTGTTAATGTCAATCAAGCCACGGGAGAAACTGTTTATTCAGCAGCAGATTTCCAGGGTCTTAAGATAACGACTTCGTAAATTAAACTTATTTTTGTTTTATCACTTTTTGCAAGATATTTAATCTTTGAAATTCGACCGTGAAGGAGAAATGTAATGTCCGAGCAAGTTTTTAGATCTCCAAATTTTTATGAGCGTGAAATTGATCTTTCAGCACCAACAGTAGGTGGACCAGTCGGTACCCCTGCTGGCGTAGTGGGACCCTCAAATAAAGGACCAGCTTTCGTACCAGTTACCTTTGCAAACTTTAATGAGTTCGTAGAGACATTTGGCGATTTAGACACCAAATACTTTGGACCTTACGCCGTAAACGAATTTTTAAAGAATCGTACATCTTTAACCTATCTAAGGGTTCTTGGAGCAGGTTCCAGCGAAACGTTAGCAGACTTTGACGACACCCGTGTAAAAGGTACCGTAAGGAATGCGGGATTTTCGCTTCCAGGTACCGTCGCGGAAGCAGATTCTCGTCATAACAAGGTTGTTCAATTTATTGCAGCTCAGCATACTGTTTCGACGAACGAAGCCTATGGTATGCCAATGTTTTCGGACAACGATTCGTTCCCAGGTATTTCTGCAGGCAGCGAAGTAAACTTAATTCGTGGTATGTTGATGCTTCCCAATACAGCGAAAGCATATGTACTTGACGGTAATGAAGCAGCGCCTGTAGGAACATCAATAGCTACGATTGACGATCAAGCTCAAGCAAAATCAGTTAACGGTTCGTCAAAGTTCAAAATTGTTATATCTTCTTCGTTAGGTTCAACGTTCGCGAACGATGAAGGAAAAGTAGGCGTAAAAATCTTAACAGCGTCTTTTGATCCTTCCGCTGATGATTATTTCGGAAAGATATTAAATAGAGATCCTGATAAGTTTTATACAGAACAACATTTCTTGGCTGCAGATTTTGCAGTTGATTCACAAGTAGCTAGCGTCGCAGCCGACAACTATGTTGCGATGTTATCGGGTTCTGCTTTGACAGATAGCTCTTCAGGCGACCCAACTCTTACTTATCGTGAAATTTTTGGTTCCTTTAACACACGTTTCACGGCGCCACAAACCCCGATGTTCATTTCGCAACCATTCGGTAAGACAGAATACGATCTTTTCAAGATCGAAGCTCTTGACGATGGTGAATACGCTAATAAACTTTATAAGATTTCCATCGCCAATATTAAGGCATCGGCAGATTCAACCAACAAGTATGGTACATTTAATCTTCAGGTCAGAAAATGGGATGATAGCGATATTAGCCCAGTAATCATTGAACAATTTACAAATTGTACATTAGACCCTGATTCTGACAATTATGTTGCTAAGCTAGTAGGCGATCTAAAGGTCTATTATCATTTCGATGCAATTAATCCAAAAGAACGTCGCTTAATAACAGCGGGCAAGTATCCAAACAATTCCAAGTATATTCGAGTTGTTGTTGATGAAAAGGTAGAAAAGAAGTTAATACCTGATACAGCATTACCCTTCGGTTTCCATGGACCGAAATTATTAAAGACAAATAATAACCTAAATGCCCTCGCTGCTATTGCTCCTGGTGCGGGTCGTCTCGGCGGCGTTGGTTTAGCAGCAGATCACAAATTATCTGGTTCAATATTACCCCCTATTCCATATCGTTACAAGGTAACGCGCGGAGAGGTTTCGACCTTGAGCTCGATCGCTGGCGCACCAGGTACGAAGGAAGTAACACTCCCCGCCTTGTATTGGGGCGTCAAGTTTGAACGCAACGCTTCTTCTACAGACAACGAAGTTTTAAATCCAAACGTTATCACCGAAAAGAACGGATTGTTAGATTCATTGACGATGTTCGCGGGTATCGAAAAACTTGATGCCCTTCATACAGGATCTAACATCGATTCGTTCAACAGCAACAAGTTCTCGCTTGCCAAGGTTGCGCTCAGCAATACATCGATCAACGATGTTACTGGTTCTGCATCTGCACACATGAAGGAAGCAGCTTATATTAGAAACGCGAAGCCAGATTCTAATGATTATTCGGTGTCTGATGGCGTCGTTAATAATCGTGTAACATTAGCTACTTTGTTAGCTAAGACGACTGCAGCAAGCTTCAATCGTTTCTCGCAATTCGCGAAGTTCACAACATTCATGTATGGTGGCTTCGATGGCGTTAACTATCTTGATCGCGACTCACGTCGTCTAAACGACAAATCTGTGTCTTTCGATTCGGACGTGTTATCAACTGGTGGCGCAGCCTCAAACTATACAGCGCTTGGTTTCGGCTCTGCAGTTAACGGTACCGGAAAGTCTAACAACGGTGTTGCTTCATATAACACCGCCGTTGACATTATGACAAATCCATACATCGTCGGAATTAACGTTTTGGCAGTACCGGGCATAAGAGAACCGTATATCAACGATCTAACTTCTAAGAAAGTTAGAGATTATGGTCTTGCATTGCATCTAATGGATATTCCAGCATACAATGATGACGGTTATCGCTTGTATGACGATTCGACATCAAAACCAAGCGTTAAAGAAACCGTTGATGCTTTCGACGCAAGAGCAATCGATAATAACTACGTTGCAACATACTTCCCTGATGTATTCGTCGATGATACAACGAATGTTCGCCGCGTAAAGGTTCCTGCAACAGTAGCAGCTATTGGAGCGCTAGGATTTAACGACAGGGTATCTTATCCTTGGTTCGCGCCTGCAGGTTTCAATCGCGCAGCTCTTGACTTCGTGACCAATGTCGCGGTACGTCTCAACGTTGGAGATCGTGATCGTCTCTACGATTCGCGCATCAATCCGATCGCAACATTCCCAAGACTCGGTTTCGTAATCTGGGGTCAAAAGACGCTGCAAGTTAGTAAGTCTGCTCTCGACCGTGTCAATGTTCGTCGACTTCTTCTCGAAGTTAAGCGCATAATCATTGGCATCGCGAACAGAATCGTGTTCGAACAAAACACGCCAGCAGTTAGAAATCGTTTCGTGTCCGATTCGGTATTCCAACTCGGATTAATTCAAGCGCAAGCTGGCATCGAAGCATTCCAGGTTGTAATGAACGAGACAAACAATACGCAAGAGGACATCGATCTCAATCGTCTAAACGGTAGAATCGTAATCGTCCCGACGAGATCAATCGAATACATCGCGATTGACTTCATCGTAACGAACGCGGGCGTACAGTTCGTGTGAGAAATTTGAGTTGAACTATATAGTTAAGTTAGCATAGAACGGAGCATCGTAGATGGCACAATTAAAACTTGGCGCAGCAGGCGTAACAGCAAACGAAATAGACATTTCCGGTCCTGTAACAACACAACCAGTTGGCGTCCCCGCGGGTGTTATTGGTACAGCGAAACAAGGACCAGCTTTCGTACCAATCACCGTTGGTCGACTTTCGGATTTCGAAGCAAAGTTTGGTTCAGTGGATAGCAAACACTTCGGTCCAATAGCCGTTTTAGAGTGGTTGCGTAATGCGCAAGCTGTAACATATCTACGCGTACTCGGCGTTGGTGATGGTTTGGAAAGACAAGGCGCATCCGGCGCATATCCAGGTTCTGTTACTAACGCCGGCTTTGTTGTCGGTGAAAAGCAACCATATGGTTCTCTTGGAGCATTAAGCGAAAATCCATACGCCAATTCCAACGGACAACCAGGTAGAACATACTTCCTATCTTGTTTGATGTCTGAATCGGCTGGTTCAACTCACTTTAGTGATGCTGGTCTACAAGTCTCCGGACAAAATAAGGCGGCGCCAATCGTTAGAGGCGTCCTTATGGCAGCTTCTGGCGTTTTGTTAAGACTGTCTTCTTCCTTGGGTGGTGCCGTGTCATCGGCACCTGCTTCGACTCAAGTTGGTTCTACAGCAGCTTCACCGCTTGGTACAACTATCGGTTCTGTCGTGTTGACAGAGAATTCGATATCCAAGCAAGATTTCGTGTTATTGCTCAATGGACACAAAGGAACAGACGTAAATTATCCAAACGTATTAACTGCGTCTTTTGATCCGACAGCTAATAACTACTTTGCGAATGTTCTTAACCGCGATCCATTCAAGCTTCAAGAAGCCGGACATTATCTCTATACTCACTGGGATATTCATCCTTCTGTCGGCGTTGTAACTGGCGTTGGTATACTATCAGGAACGCACGGTGCAAACGCTGCATCTCACTTTGGTAAGACAGGTACTGAGACTTCCGCATTCTTGTTAACTTCCTCACAAGCATACAACGTTGGTACTTCTACAGTGCCAAATTTCGAAAGCTTCCAAGATCGTTTCAGTCACGCCAAATCTCCATGGGTTATTTCTCAAAAGTTTGGTGGTAAGCCCGTAAATCTATTCAAGTTCCATGCACTTGATGCGGGTCAAGACGTTTCAACTCTCTACAAGATCTCGATCGAAGATATCACCTTATCGACAGACGCTAATAACAGATATGGTTCCTTCACTGTAAAGGTTAGAAAGTGGGACGATAGAGATTCAACACAATCCTTAATCGCAACGGGAGAAAGCTTCGTTTGCGATCTCAACCCAACGTCTGATCGTTATATAGCTAAGGTAATTGGCGATCTTCACGTTTACCATGACTTCGATAGAGATATCGAAGAGCAAAAGATTGTGATAGACGGAAATTATTCCAACAACTCTAACTACATTCGCGTAGAGGTAGCTCCTGACGTTGAGAATGGCTTCGTAGATCCAACAGCGCTACCGATGGGCTTTAGAGGTGTTGCACACCTTATGACGTCAGGTTCGGCAGTGTTCCCGCAATTGCCAGACGTCGTAGACGATCTATACGCAGCCAACGGTGGTTTAACCGACCTCGATGTATTACGCAAGGTAGTAGAACCGCCAGTTCCATTCCGCAAGAAGGTTACAGATGGCGTTGTCGATAGCGAGACTGAGACAGCAAACTCCAAGTTCTATTGGGGCGCGCAATTTGAACAAGTCGAGACGATTACAAAACCGAATGCCAGCAATCAAAAGAATGCTTCGCTCTCCGCATTCGCGAAGTACTTCCCTGACTTCTCTACGACTGTAAAGCCCGTCCTTGTCGGCGATAATACTGGCGCAGCCGACACGGCCGAAAATGGTATTGTTGATGCTGATAGATTCTGCAACAATCTCTTTAGCCTTGAGCATGTTCAGGTTGTAACTGGTTCTAATGGAAAAGCTAACACGCTTGAATGGGATGAAGCAGTTTATGTTAGAACCGGTGTAATAGAGGCTAACGAGGCTAATAAGACTCGCGCCTTTAAGACAACAGATCTTTCAGAGAACTCAAATCGTACGTTCGCAAAGTTCACAATGTTCCTCCAAGGCGGTTTCAATGGCGTTAACGTCTTTGATCGCGATGAGTTCAACATTACGAACAACGCAGTTTCTTCGGATATGATATACGGAAACGATCGTTTACTCAACGAAGGTCCAAACGTCAAGGCTTATATCAAGGCAATTGACATTATGAAGAACACGACCAACGTCGATATTCAATTGTTGACCATTCCTGGACTTCGTCATCCTATAGTGACAGACTA